CATCTTTGCCAACTGGCACCATCCGCCGCATCGGCTACTACAGCACCCGTCTTCCTAACTCAACCCTACAGGCGCTGACATCATGACAGACTACATGCTGCGCTTTGCCGATGAGGCCGAGGCCAAGGACCACCTGTACGACGTGCAAGCGGACGCGGACGGGATGGCCATCGGCAGCACGCCGAGGTACTTCGCCATCGACCTGATCGGCACGATCTATGAGCCCGCGCCTGATCCGCTGCCCGAGGACTACCAGCCGGTGCCGTACCTCGGCTACCACGTCAACGTGCGCCACACCGCCGACGCGCCTGAGCTGGATGACTTTGTGGTGACTCCGTCGCCGGTGACTCCTTTAAGGATGTGGTGTTAATATATACACATACATAATGGTGAAACAATGACAGATGAAGACTTTCGTCGCCTTGAAGGTAAAGTGGATAAGTTGGCTGATGCTGTTATGAAGCTTGTTCTTGTTGAAGAGCGGCTGGCAAATCAAGGCGAACGTATTGGTAGGGTGGAGCAGCGTGTTGTTGCTGTTGAGACTTCTGTATCAAAAACAGACAAGACAATGCAGATGTGGGTGAACAGAGGCATTGGTGTATGGAGTCTTGCCATTACGTTGTTTGCTCTTGTTCAGTTTGGTAGTAAATTTTTCCATTAACACATATGCCGTTTATGAAGAATGGGCAGAGAAACTATTCTGCCGAGCTTGAGTGGGAAAAGGACAACAAGCCCACACGTGTCAAAGAGCGTTCAAAGCGTAATGCTGCTAGAGCGTTGATGATGGAAGAGGGAAGGGCTTACAAAGGAGATGGCAAGGATGTCGATCACAAGAAGCCTTTGTCGAAGGGTGGTGGCAATGGTCGTGCTAATTTGCGCGTTGTCGCTGCCAGCAAGAACAGAAGCGTTAAGCGTAAACAAGACGGAAGTCTTCGTTAATGGGACGCACTAACGAAAGGCTGTGGGAGTCTGCAAAGGCTCAGGCGAAGGCTAAGATGGGTGGTCATTCAGCCAGAGCCATGCAGCTTGCTGGTAAGATATATAAGGATAAGGGTGGTGGCTACACAGGAGAAAAGACAGAAGCTCAAAAGTCTATGACGAAATGGACTAAGCAGGAGTGGACAACGTCTTCTGGGAAGCCCTCTGAAGGAAAGCGTCGTTATTTGCCTAAAGCGGCATGGTCTGCTTTGAGTGATAGCGAAAAGAAAGCTACAAACGCTGCTAAGGCTGCTGGTGGTAAAGCTGGTAAGCAATTTGTTGCTCAACCAGAAAGCGTAGCTGCTAAGACAGCTAAATATAGGAAGAAATGAAATGGTGTTGGCTCGTTTGTTGACTAGGGGTATTGGCGGCACTACCCGTCGAGGTGCTGCTAATAAGGGCAAGAACAGGCTTGCTGGCGATCTTGATGATGATGTTGTCAAGGAAACCAAGAGCGATGTTGCTCAGATGAAGAAGGCTTTGAATGCACGTGTTGCAGAAGCTGAAGACATCAAGAAAGGCGCTGATCTTCGTCGCAAAAGCGTGCAAGAGGCTGGTGGCAGGGCTCTGTTGCGTACCGGCAGTCGTGCAGGCGCTGTAGCAGGCGCTGGGCTTGCTGGCTATGGTGCTGGCAGTGCAATGATGAGTGATGAAGAAGACAACGCTCCTAAGCGTGTTTCTGTTGCTCCTCGTTCAATGGACGAAGACAAGCCTGCTCCGCGTAAGGAAGAGGCTAAGAAGGAAGAGCCTAAGAAGGCTGACATGACGTTCAAGGAAGCGTTTGCTGCTGCGCGTAAGGACGACAAGTCTACGTTTACATGGCAGGGTAAGCGCTATACAACAGAGATGGCAAAGCCTAAGTCTGCTAAGGCAGATGAAGGACAACATGAGAACATCTCTGACGACACTCGCGAACGTGCAAAGAAGTATGTTGAAATGGCAAAGGGCGGCAGCGTTCCTACCATCTACGCAGGCGTTAAAGGCCCTAAGAAGCCCATGCTTGCACGTGCGCCTTCTATGAAGGCGAAAGCCATTAAGCCTAAGAAGCTGGCGTATGGCGGTGCTGTGAAAGGAAAGAAGAAATGAAGACTTGTGCTGGATGTCCCAACCCCGCTGCCTGTAAGAAGGCTGGCAAGTGTTTGATGGCTGAGAAGAAGATGGCAAAGGGTGGTGCTGTTAAGAAGAAGCCCGGTGCTGCTGTAGCCATTATGATTGCTATGCCTGCTAAGGGCAAAGGCAAGACGAAGATGGCTATGGGTGGTATGTGTGGGAGTAAGAAGAAGTGACACCAAAGCAACAAGCTAAAGTTGGCAAAGTGATGAAGGAGTTTAAGGCTGGCGCTCTACATAGCGGTGCTGGCAAGAAGGCTCCTGTTGTCAAGAGCCAAAAGCAGGCTGTTGCCATTGCGTTGTCTGAAGCTCGTCGAAAGAAGAAATAAGTGAGCATAACAAGCTATCCCGCGCTGGTACGCATCGACGAAAGTGGAAACACCGTCACTATTGGCGGCACTTCCGTCGATGCCTTTGGGCGAGTGCGTGTTAGCAGCCCAATGACATTGTTTGATTCGTCACATCGATTCAGTGACAATGACTTATGGGTAGACAAAATTACAGGCACTGCCGCTGCCACCTTCAGCGCTAACGAAGGACTCATCAATCTTTCTGTTGGCACAGCCAGCGGTGATGAAATTATTCGTGAAACAACGAAGGTGTTCTCTTATCAGCCCGGTAAGAGCTTGCTTGTAATGTCCACGTTTGTGTTTGGAGAAGCGAAAGCAAATCTCCGTCAGCGATGTGGATATTTTGGAGCAAGCAACGGGCCTTATTTCGAGCGAGACGGCACAGCCCTATATTTTGTTGAGCGTAGCAGCGTTAGCGGCTCAGTTGCTAATACACGTGTAGCTCAGGCGAGTTGGAATCAAGACAAGCTTGATGGTACAGGTAAGTCCGGCATCACTCTTGACGCATCCAAAGCACAGATTTTGTACATGGATATTGAATGGCTAGGGCTTGGCACTGTGCGGATGGGCTTTGTCATTGATGGTGTCTTTGTTCCTGCACATAGTTTCCATCACGCAAACCTCATCACTACAACGTACATCACCACTGCGTCATTGCCGCTTCGTTACGAGATGACCAACACATCAGCAACGGCATCCTCTAGCACATTGAAGCAAGTGTGTTCGTCTGTTATTTCTGAAGGCGGCTATGAGCTTCGTGGACTTCAGCAAACCATCGGCACTGATGTAACAAGTCCTAAGACACTCACTACAGCAGGCACCATCTATCCCATTGTTTCACTTCGTCTGAAGTCTACTAGGCTTGATGCCATCATCATTCTTACAGCCATCTCAATACTTGGCATTACTAACAATGCCAACTACAAATGGCAAGTGGTTGCTTCTGGAACAACAACTGGTGGCACTTGGACAAGCGCTGGTGCTGATTCATCTGTTGAATATAACACCACCGGATCATCGTTTTCTATAGGCACTGGTAAAGCGCTTGCGTCTGGTTTCTTCCAAGGATCAAATCAGGGATCATCAACGATTGACATCTTGAAGGAGGCCTTGTTTAAGTTTCAGCTTGAACGTAATTCGTTTACACCCACTCCATATGAACTAACGCTTATATGCACCTCTGCAACCAACGGTGATCAGGTGTTGGCATCATTGGATTGGGAAGAAATCAGTAGGTGATATGAGCAATAAGAAACGAACAGTGGCGTTGGCGCTGACAACAAGCGCACAAGATGTGTATGTTGTCCCTGCCGCATTCAAGGCAGACGTCAGCAGCATCTTTGTTTCCAATGGTAGTGATAGCACAGTGAGTGTTACGCTGCAGTGGTATAGTGCTGTTAATACAACGTCATATGACATTATGGATGCAGTGGTGATGAAGCCTCGTAGCATTCTTCAAATCACTGCTCCATTGTTCCTTGATAAGAACGACAAGATAACAGGCTTTGCCACTGTTGGCAGCAGCGCCATCACTGTTTCCATTAAAACAGAAGAATACTTTGCTACCAAAATCTAATTATGAAAACACCTCTTAACGAACAACAGAAGAAGTTTATTGATGCGTTGTTGGGAGACGCCAATGGTAGTCCCGTTCGCGCTAAAGAACTTGCAGGCTATAGCAAAAACTATCCTACAAAGGAGTTGATGTCGGCTCTGAAGGAACACATCATCGAAGCAACGCAGCTATACATTGCCATGCATGCCCCTAAAGCGGCTATGGCTGTCATCAGCGGCATTGACGATCCTACAGAACTCGGCATCAAGGAAAAGCTGGCTGCTGCCAAAGACTTGCTCGACAGGTCTGGTGTTGTTAAGACAGAGAAGTTGGAAGTGCAGTCGAGTGGTGGTATTATGATTTTGCCTCCGAAGGACAATGACTAGAGATTTAGGACACTGGCTTCTTCCGCAACCTATAGAGCGTACTGAATACGTCAAGATACCACGACTTAGAAAAGGAATGCTCATCCCCTTTGGGTATATAGTGGAGGAGTCTGATCCAAATTGGTATGTCCCAATACCAAAAGAGCTTGATGCTCTAAAGATTGCTGAACAATATTGCAAACGATATACGTTTCAGCAGGTTGCAAACTGGCTTACAAAGCAAACAGGACGCTCAATATCCGGTGACGGGCTTAGGAAACGACTTAGAGATGAAAGACGGCGAAAGCATAAATACAATTTCTATCTTGCCCTTGCCAGCAGATACAAAGCCGCGCTCGAAAAGGCAAAAGACTTCGAAACCACCCTCGGCAAAAAAGACAAAACAGCCTTCTTCGATCAAGAGCCATATCTCAGTCTCTACGAACGACACCCCCTACCCGACCGTAGAAGCTGACAACGTCATCTTCAAGCCCAATGCAGGGCCTCAGACAGCCTTTCTAGCGTCTTCTGAGCGTGAGGTGCTGTATGGGGGTGCTGCAGGTGGTGGCAAGAGCTATGCGATGCTTGCAGACCCTCTGCGCTACATCACGCATCCGCAGTTTTCTGGGCTGCTTCTGCGTCACACCACTGAAGAACTTCGCGAACTGGTGTGGAAGTCTCAAGAACTCTATCCCAAAATCATTCCCGGCATCAAATGGAGTGAGCGTAAGTTTCAATGGGAAGTGCCGGGTGGTGGCAGGCTGTGGATGTCCTACCTTGATAGAGACGAAGATGTGCTTCGTTATCAGGGTTTGTCGTTTAGCTGGATTGGCTTTGACGAATTGACGCAGTGGGCAACACCGTTTGCGTGGAACTACATGCGTTCGCGTCTGCGTACATCGGCATCTGACTTGCCTGTGTACATGAGAGCGTCTACAAACCCCGGCAACAGAGGTCATGCATGGGTTAAGAAGATGTTCATTGACCCTTCACCGCCCGGTGAAGCGTTCTGGGCTACCGACATCGACACTGGCGATGTGATGATTTATCCGGAAGGGCACAGCAAACAGGGATTGCCGCTGTTTAAGCGTCGATTTATTCCTGCAAAGCTCTCTGATAATCCGTTTTTGACTAAGTCTGGTGACTATGAGACAATGCTTTTGTCTTTGCCAGAGCATCAAAGACGTCAACTATTAGAAGGAGATTGGGATGTTGCGGAAGGTGCTGCATTTCCTGAGTTCAAACGATCAATTCATGTGGTCGAGCCTTATGCTATCCCTTCCGATTGGACTCGTTTTCGTGCTTGCGACTATGGGTATGGCAGTTTTACTGCTGTGCTATGGTTTGCTGTTGCTCCTGATGATAGTTTGGTGGTCTATCGTGAGCTATACGTTACAAAAGTGCTTGCCGAAGACTTGGCAGAGCAAGTATTGACGCTTGAAGCTGGTGAACGCATCAGATATGGTGTGTTGGATAGCTCTTGTTGGGCAAAACGTGGTGACACTGGTCCTTCTATTGCTGAACGGATGATATTAAAGGGTTGTAGATGGCGTCCTTCTGATAGAAGTGCTGGTAGTCGCATTGCCGGTAAGAATGAAATACATAGAAGGCTTCAAATTGATCCATTTACACATAATCCACGTATGGTAATTTTTCAAAACTGTACACAACTCATTGCTGATTTACCAACATTACCATTAGATAAGACAAACTCCGAAGACATTGATACTAAAGTAAAAAATGATCACACATATGATGCTCTTCGTTATGGAATAATGACTCGACCGCGTAGTGCAAATATTTTTGACTTTGATCCTTCTAAGCAATCTCGCGGACAAGAGTCTTTTTGTAAAGTTTTTGGGTACTAATATGGGAATGTCAAACGCAGAAAGACTTAAACTTTGGCGATCAAAGAATCCTGATAAAGTTCGCGCACAAAAACAACGATATCACGAAAAACATCCTACTGCTGCAAAAGAATATCGTGAGCGTACAAAAGATAGAGCGGCAGAAACACGATTGATTTGGCAACGATTAAATGTAGATAAGATTCGTGGTTGGTGTCGTAATTGGCGGGAAAATAATCCCAATAAAAATACGGTAAAAGCAATTAGATATCGTGCCAATAAGAAAATGAGATATGCAAAGTGGGATCGTGAACTTACGGATTTCGTAACACAGGAAGCAGCGCACCTTTGTTCTATTAGAAAAATGCTTTTTGGATTTGACTGGCATATTGATCATGTTGTTCCTATGTGTGGAGACACTGTTAGTGGACTTCATGTTTGGAATAATCTTGCCGTCATTCCTGCGCAAGAAAACATTCGTAAGTCAAATCGTGTGCTAAACGATCAAATTGAGATATAACGCTGGCTCAAAGGAAAAAAACATGGCTATTCGTAATGATAAACCCTTTATGGACGATAAGTCTGTAGCTTTGCCAGATGATAGTGGTGAAAACACTTTCTCTGGCGGCTCTCTTATCAACTTCGTTAAAGAACGATATAGCCGTTCTAAGCAAGCTCGTCGGTATGACGAAGAACGCTGGCTTCGTGCCTATCGCAACTATCGCGGCATCTATGGACCCGACATAAAGTTTACAGAGGCTGAAAAGTCTCGGGTATTCATCAAGGTGACGAAGACAAAGGTGTTAGCTGCGTATGGACAAATCGTAGATGTCTTGTTTTCCGGCAACAAGTTTCCTCTTTCTGTTGATCCTACACCGCAACCCATTGGTGTTGCAGAGCATGTCCACATCGACATGGCAGAAGAGCAGAAGAAGGCTGCTGGACAGCCTGCAGCGCCTGCCATTGATATCAGCAAGCCTTTGCCTCCCGGCACAAAGATTGGAGACTTGCTCGGATCGATGAAGAATGCCTTCAAAGGACTTAATGTCAAAGAAGGCGCTGGCAAATCTCCAACACAAATTACGTTTTCTCCTGCACAAGTTGCTGCGAAGAAGATGGATAAGAAGATACGAGATCAGCTAGACGAAAGCGGCGCTGCCACTCATCTTCGTTCTACAGCGTTTGAATGTGCATTGTTTGGCACAGGCATTATGAAAGGTCCATTCGCTGTAGACAAAGAATATCCGCGTTGGGAGAACGGTAAATATAAGCCTATTATGAAGACGATGCCGAAATCGTCGCATGTTAGCGTTTGGAACAGCTATGTTGATCCTGATGCTAGCAACATTGCAGAGTCTTCTTATTTCATTGAGCGACATAAGCTTAGTAAGACGCAGATGCTTGAGCTAAAGCGTCGGCCTATGTTCCGTGGTAGCGTTATTGATGCTCTTGTTGTTGATGGTCCCAACTACATCAAAGAATATTGGGAAGACGACTTGAGCGACTATCAACCCAACATGGGCGTTGAGCGTTGGGAAGTATTGGAATATTGGGGTGCTGTTGATGTCGATTTGCTGCGCGAAAACGACATCGACATCCCAGAAGAGTTTGAGGACAGCGTTGAATTGCAGGCAAACATCTGGTTCAGCGGTGGCAAAATCATACGTCTTGTCCTCAATCCTTTTAAGCCTGCTCGTATCCCCTACTATGTAGTGCCATATGAGCTAAATCCGTACTCAATGTACGGAGTTGGCGTGTCCGAGAACATGGACGATACACAGACGCTGATGAATGGTTTCATGCGACTTGCTGTAGACAATGCTGTTCTTTCTGGTAATCTCGTCTTCGAAGTTGATGAAACAAACCTTGTCCCCGGCCAAGACCTCACCGTCTTTCCCGGCAAGGTGTTCCGTCGTCAAGGTGGCGCACCCGGTCAAGCTTTGTTTGGAACATCGTTTCCTAACGTAGCCCAAACAAACCTTCAGCTATTTGACAAGGCGCGAGTGCTTGCCGATGAGTCTACAGGCATGCCGTCGTTTGCTCACGGACAAACAGGCGTTAGCGGTGTTGGTCGCACATCATCTGGCATCTCCATGCTGATGAATGCTGCCTCCATCAATATCAAAACTGTCATTAAGAACATGGACGACTATTTGCTTCGTCCTATTGGTGAAGCTTTCTTTAGCTTCAATATGCAGTTTGATCCTGATCCTGATATTGTTGGTGACTTGGAAGTGAATGCGCGTGGTACAGAATCGTTGATGGCTAACGAAGTGCGTAGTCAGCGTCTGTTGCAATTTCTGCAAGTGGTGCAGAACCCGACATTGGCTCCGTTTGCTAAGTTGCCCTACATTGTCCGAGAGATTGCTAAGTCGATGGACTTGGACCCAGAGCTGGTTTCTAACGACATGGAAGAAGCTGCAAAGCAAGCGCTGTTGCTGCAGAAGATGCAGCCTCCTGCAGCGCCCGGTGGCGCTGCTCCCGAAATGGGAGAACAGCCAATGCCGGTGTCTGATACTAGCGGTGGTGGTGGTGGCAACATTGGTGTTGGCACTGCTCCTACTCCGGGCGAACAAGGCTTTAGCGCTGCTCCTCAACAGCCTCCGATGCAATGATAGAGAAGCGTTATTTACCAAAGCTATCTGCGCTGACACACCATCATACATGGGAAGCGTATATGGAAATGCTTGATTTTTACATTGACAACAATCGACGTAAGCTTGAGCAGACAACAGATATGTCAGAGGTGTATAGGGCGCAAGGCGCAATAATGGCGCTACGAGCGCTCACAAAACTGAAGGATGAAATCAATGGGCTTCGGAAAGAAACGTAGTAATAAAGTTGGCGTTGGAGCCATTACTACCAACAAAAAGAAGTTGTTTGCCGAAGGCGGCATGATGGATGATGGCAAAGACGTCGATCCTGTCAGTGGCAATGATGTGCCTACGGGTAGTCTTGCTGAAGAAGTGAGAGATGATGTTGACGCTAAGTTGTCGCCGGGTGAGTTTGTCTTTCCCGCTGATGTTGTTCGCTTCATTGGTCTTGAGCGTCTAATGCAGATGCGTGATCAAGCTAAGAAAGGCTTGACGCGGATGAATGACATTGGGCAGATGGGCAACGCCGAAGAGGTTGGTAAGAAAGCCGATGACACATATGAAGAAGGCGAAGAAGACGACGATTTTGAAAGCAACATCGATGATGTTATGGGTGAGGTTGATCGCGAAAGTCTTGGTCAACAAACAGAGCAGGCTTTCAACACTGGTGGTTTCGTAAATCAAAGCTACTACGATTTGACAAAGGCACCAAAGAATCCAGCGCTGGACATTCGTTACTTCAAAGACAGCGCAGGCAAAGACTTCTACATGCCGTTCATCAATGGCAAGCCGATGAAGCCTATGCCTAATGGTGCTACGCAGACGGGTGGGCCTGCTACTACAGGTAGTGGTGGCGCTGGTAAAGTAGGTGGTGGTGGCGCTGGTGGTGGTTTCGCCGGTGGTTCTAGCGTTGTTGGTGGTGGAATTACTGGTGGACTCACTAATAATACATCAGGCCCAGCAACACAGCAACAACAAATTTCAGATGCAAAGAATGCTGGTACTAGCTCTGGTATTAGCGGTGTCTACACTGGTGATAATCTTGCTGACTTTGGTAGGGCTGACATGATTTACAACCCCGGTGGCAGCGGGCCTTCTGGTGAAATTATGACTGAAGACCTGTGGACTTCAAGTATTAGTAATGCCAATGTTAAACTCGGAACAACGGTATTGAGTGCGTTGGCATCTGCAATGGGTGTTCCCGGCATTCTAACTTTACCTTTCCGTCTTGCTGTTAATAAGTTTGGTGCGGATAAAGTTAATGCATGGCTTGGTGAGGCAAATCGACAAACTGTTGCCCGTGGTGCTGGTATCGATCCTTCAACACCAGAAGGTACTGCTGCTGCAGCTTCGTTGGTTGATCGGACTGTTGATACGCGAAGTTCTAAACCCGCAGCAACACCCGGTGCCATCGGTACAGGCAGCATTGCCGCTCAGGCAAGCAGTGCTGTGTCAGATGCACTGAGAGGCACTGGTTTGTCTGATGCTGAAATTGGCAATCTTTCACAACGTGCTGCAGACGCTGTTATTAGTGGCATCGATATGAATCTAGCCGTCAACAATGCCAAGACTGCTGCTGTTGATGCTATTCAAGAAAAATTTAGCGATCAATTTGGTACAGCCAATGTAACTAGAGAAGACGTTGTAAATGCTGTATTTGGCAACGTAAGAGGAACTGAAGAACTTGCTGGATCGTGGATGGAAACTCCAGATTTGTCAGTAAATCTTCCGAGTGCTGTTGCTGGTGGTGTTCCACAAGTTTCACAACCATTTGAATTTACATCAGACGATGCATTGTTTGGTGATTTCTGGGGTACAATGGATGAAGAGGAAAAATCCTCAGATGAAGAAGACGAAGAAGGTTTAGGTTTTGGATCATACATGGGGATGCCTAGCCCACAAATTGATCCTAGCTTCTTCAAAGAACGAGAGACTAAAGAAAGGTAATTGATGACTGCTGCTATTGCTGTCCCTGTGCAAACTAAGGTTGCACCATTCTCCATGCGTCGAAACGCATCGGAAGAGCGCATCAAGAAAGGCGAGGAAGAACTTGAAATCCTCAAACAAAATCAATCTGCACCAGCTAAGGAAGAAGCTGCTGAGGAAAATCTGTCTGCGGAAGAAGCGACTTTCAAAAAGCGTTACAGCGATCTTCGTCGGCATTCGCAGAAGGTTGAAAACGATCTTCGCAAAGAAGTCGAAGAGTTGAAG